AGCATATAAAACCCCCAATTGCAAAGTAAATTACTCTTAAACATGTTCGCTTACAAGAACTTAAACTGTGTTTTCCAAAGTTACAAACAAGGACTCGTGTTCTACAAAAACTACCTCAAGCTGAACGATGGTGGTAGTAAAGATGTGGGCTTGGCACAACAAGGTCACCAATATACTAGACTGACTGGAGAGGCCAACATGGCTCAGGGGCATGCTGTTGACCCCATTTCTGAGCAGGAAGGCAAACGTGGTATTACGGCAGCCCTAGCCACAGGGACTATATATGGCATGTCACAAACTGTAGTAGACGCCGGCAGGCAACAATCATACTTCGGGCTCAACCGTGAGTGTGTAAACAGAGACGGGTTCCCAAACTCGACTCTTGTTGCCAAATACCTGCGTGAGACAGCTCCTAGTGTTGATATCAAAGAACAGCGTATCAACCTGTTTCAAGATGTTATGTTAGCCGGTGATTTCTATGACAATGCCACCGCGCTGATTGCTGTCATCCTGATGAAAATACATAGAGCGCGGATGTCTAAACGGTTGGCAACTTTCAACCATACATTAAGATTTAGAGTCGCAGACGTATTAGCCTGGTCGAGGATACCAGACCCACGACAACAGTGGGATACATTGAAAACGATGGTTAGATCAGGTCCTACTGCGTGTGGCGTGGCAGATACAGACTCTAATCTGTCAAACATTAAGCGTGCGTTGTTAGACCGTGTTGACGGTATGGAACCTGAAGCCAATTTGGACACATCTATATCTTACAACGTCAAAGTTTGGAAGATGTACGAGTACAACGATGGTCACAGTAGGTCGGGTGATCACTTCGGTGATCACTTTGACTTCATATCAAACAGGTATATTGTCCCGCAAAACATTAACCACGCCCCTGAGACTAATGAGATGAATGTAGCGTTCTTGCCGAGTGAAGTGCCCAGAGACGATAACGCTATAAAACACTTAAAACAATACAAGTATTGGATAAATACGAGTAACTTGACAGAGAAAGAGTGTATTATGCTATTACATTGTCTCAAGGGTAATGTACGCATGTCGCCCTTATTGATAGATCAAAATGTTGACTTCAACCTGATGCCTAACTCTATTGTTTTTGTCGGTCCCGAGGTCAATGTGCTCAACTCCACGAGTTACGATGATAATGACCTCTTAGTATTATTGCACAAGTTGTGTACTACGCATAGATGGCATGAAGATGCTCTCAATGCTGCGAAAATACTCCGACCCTGGTACTGCCAACCTAGTACTGAGACAGTGGAAGCGCATTGGTGGACACATATACACCGAGTCTGTAAGCTACCGTCATTAGGACTCAAGCGGGCTTCTATACCGTGCTTACTCCTAGGAGAGGCGGTCTGCACCTCTGTAGAAGCTGTTCGCGAGTATGATGGTATCGTTAATTCTAACGACGGCTGTGTCATAGACTCGTTGTTGTACAACACCGCATGGTACTGGGGTGAGTATATGATTATTATGAACGCTAAAAATGTCAGGGAATTACTCAAGAACATGCGCTTAAATATCAGGGATGAACTCGACGTAGCCACACGTGCGAACGCACTGGTTAGTGCTGTACTGGGGCAAGACGTACCTTTATGTTCCTACCAGCATTGCTACACATTTATAAAGGGAGGCATCGACGGTCACAAAACAAAGCATATCCCGATTGGCCATGTACAGATAGAACATCTTGAAGAGTACGGTTACGCCGAGCGGGGCCAAGATGTATTATTCAACTCAATGTAGCACCGGGAGGTATCGCTATGCTGTGCGGTCGTGCCGGATCTCTACTAGACGGTACTCCCTATCATGCAACGTTTAAAATAAACCCTATGGTTAACGAATTTGACGATGGCCATACATACAGGACTATGAACTACGGTGATTTGTGGGCGTATGGGGTTGTTGCACGGTGGCAGGGACACAATGTCAGATACAAGCACCCGCTCAACCTGGGTGCACACCGTATATATGCTGCGAATAATGTCAGCGTGGCCATGCCTCCTACAACTCCATGCAAGCTACGTCGCCCCGAGAACTATCGATTTGTCGGTGTTGAGAGACGTGACAGGTGTTGGGGTTCCGACTTTAGCCACAGACTCTACCAAGAGCAGGTATTTAGTTGGAGCGTGATACGCTTCGAAGTACTATCTGAGCCTGAATGGTTAGCTGAGGTCGTAGTTAGGGAGGACCTGATGCCCAACTTACCGAAGTACTACACCTCAGCCGCTGACATAGTCGCTAATACACTAGCTAGGTTAACTGCCAAATATGATCTTGCTCTGGCGGGTTTTCACGTGGACACGATGATCGTTGGGATGCCGTTGAGAAACAATACTCAAGCTTCCCAATCTCGGAATGGCGCGGACACGATGGAACAACCGAACGACGAGCTACCACCTCCGGCAGACGGAGACTAGCTGAGCTAGACCACATACCAAGATGTTTGAAAAAGTCCGGTACTAATTCAATTGCGTCTTGTAGTTTTAGTGAAGCAGAATACGTCTTGCTTGATGTGAGACAAGGTCAGACAGGGTCCGGGACCGTGTGGAAGAAGTTGACCACCCACTCTGTACCGCTGGCGGCACATTATTTTACTTTACTGGGAATCACTGCATATTACATTCATTCCAAGACTCACTTTCATTTACTCAAAGACGCCGACTTAAGATACATTTCACGAATTCAATACGGAGTGTCTCTATTCCCATTCGGACCAGTTAACGATCAAGATATCATAAAAGACGTGTTTATGACTAAACACCAATACACTCATTTACAAAATCTAAGGCCTGTGACGATATCAGCCATCTTACGGAAAGAGATTTCTCTTAATCATACCAAGGTGTCAGCTAAGCACTTACGCCATGTCACGGTTAACGAATTGAAAGCGCTTGATGAGACATATGTGATGTCAAAAATACGGTTTTTGGAGTATTTCATATCACGGCTAGTTCAACACCCTGACTTTACTGAGGCCTTTTTTGCTGGCCTGGTTGTTTGGATATTGAATATGCCAGATGAAATATACCAATACGTGTCTAACAGCAAAGTGTGGTATAAGCCGTATATAGATGTTCTATCTTTTGCAAGCTATGTCAAAAATACAGTCACACTCAGACTCAAGGCCCTACAAAACTGTCTCTCTATCGACCTCACACCATGCTTCGAGTTTGAAGTCTTAGTAAATAGGGGACTTGGTACTGTCGACTGGGCAGCTGAGAAAGACCACCGTGTAAACCCGAACGTTTGCAACATCGACAGTGACGCCGTCTATCGCAAATGTGGGGAGTTATTTTCTCGACTGTTACGTAATGGACACAAGCCGACTAAGAAGAAATGGGACAACCACTGGAAGATGAGATGGAAGTGGGCACCAGCGGGCACTTTCTTTAGTCAGTATGAAGAGGACGATGAGTTCAAAGCGTCCGACAGCACACTACGCAATAAAATCTTCGCCATGAGTAGGATGCCACATTATCCTATAAGTCACTTTATCAATCCACTCCAGAAGTGCAGGCAAAAGCGATGACCAAGTACGAATGGGGTAAACAACGAGCAATCTACGGTGTCGACAACACCTGTTTTGTGCTTAGTCAATACGGTTTTGGTGATTGTGAGAGTTTGTTGAGTAATGTTTTTCCTATAGGTAAAAGTGCTACCACTGAAAATGTCGCTTTATCTGTCCAAAATGTTATCAAGAACGGAACGCCTTTTTGTTTCGACTTTGAAGATTTCAACTCCCAACACTCCACCGTGACGATGCAGATGGTACTGATCGCATATCGTGATGTTTTCTCTCATTATCTAGACCCAGACCAAGTCACCGCTATTAATTGGCAGATAGCAGCACTGGACGATGTCACTGTGTTAGATAAATTGGGGGGTAGGTATAAAGCAAAGGGAACGTTGCTCTCTGGATGGCGTATGACCACCTTTATAAATACAGTACTTAACAAGATATATATAGACTCGTGTCTGGATGGCCAACTAGTTCCGACCTTACATAACGGTGATGATGTGTTGGCGGCTGTCACGAACCTACACCAAGTGCAAGTGCTTATGAGAGGTGCAGCGTCACTTAATATCAGATTTCAGTCCCATAAATGTTTCCTAGGTGCTATTGCTGAAT